GCACAGATGTTCCGCATAATTTATATAACTACCAATACCCACGGTGCTTATAAGCCGATTGGAGTTTCAGAGGTGATTCATAGTATGGGATATGAATATCAGTGGAAGATGTTAAATAACGAGTTGTACGCCCAGCACAAAATGATGCAGAACGGTGATGTCGATAATTTCAGAGATCGAAATCGCTGGTTTAACAAAAGAGTGGTGTTAGATATGGCAAAAGACTATATCGAGAAACTCAAAAAGAGATTTGAGAAGTTGAAATTGAGAAAATGTAAAGGGATACCATATAAACGTATCAATGGTCAAAACATATTCGTAGATGATTTTGATAGAAAAATAATTAAGCCATTGTTGTTTGCAGTACACAAAATACAACATGCTGGAAACACTTATGAACTTTGGCATTCGGTACAGGAGTTCAATAAAAGGCGTATCAAAATGCATTGGGATACTCCTCAAAATGCAGCATGGCTAGATGCTTACAAAGGATCTGGAGCGTTCTTTACAATGCAGAACATGATTCGTTTTCATAATTGCGTTGTCATAGATGACAATGGAAAAACATTAGGTAAAAACGCATCCCTTGCCTTTTTGAACAAGAAGGCAAAGTTGTATGAGAATAGAGAAGGTTGGCGTTTGATTGGTATGTTGAAGAAAATGCTGGATGACAACAACATTGATGTGGTTGCTAAAATGAAGGAATGGCGTAAATAACTTAATCAGGGCAGTTTTCATAAACCAGTTTAGGTGCATTTCCTCTGGTTTATGAAAATAAAATTAGAAAGATTGATTATGAGAAACGATATAATATTCAAACGTTCCGTCCAATTTCGGGACGAAAATAAAAACAGTTGGACTGTAGATTTTGAGGTTTATAAGGAAGAATCTACTCGTATAAACCGTGAAACATTGCAAAAATTTAAACAAAGTTTCAGTGTTTCGGTATGTGGGGCTGGAGGTATGGGTGCCGGGCAATGCTACGATCATATAATTCCTCGTACAGAAGGACAAAAGAAACTTCTGGAATTTTGGAACAAATATCATCTAGGTGGTATGTCTGGCGGTACGATTCGTCAAGATGAATATTTAAACGGCGAGCAATATGTTAACGACTACAATTACTTTGTGGAGTTGTTTAAAACATATAATGAGCATTACCGTGAACAGTTTGATGATATTTCTTTTCAGATTCTTGTTAAGAATTTTAACATTAGTGACGCGGCTATAATACAGGTGAGAAATGTGCTTTATGAGAAAATGAGGAATAATCCCATTCAATATATCCTTGGATTGTCAAACACATACTTCCATACATCTTCAGACTACAACGTAAAATGTTTCTTTCTTGCTATAAAAGGTTTATATGTAGATAATGGATATAAATATGGTAATGGTTGGTTATACAGTCCGCTTCCAGATAATATTGAAGAGATCATAAATAATATTTGTGACCTTGTTGAAGAAGAAGAAACTGCGTTAACAGAAGAACTGGAAGCGGTTTTTGACATGGGTAAAGAAGGGTTTATTGCCACAAAAGAAATTATCCAGCAAGTAATGGATTTACGCGAATGTGACGAAGATGAAGCCAAACGATTTGTAGCTCTGGGAGTACATTTGGGATGTACATTCGGTGATTTGAATGATACATTTGAAGAATGTTCCTATGGTGAACAACTATACTGTGCAAATGGTATTGATTATTATATTGGTACAGAAGATGAACTGACTAATATAGCTAGTGATAGAGTACATAATGATGATGAATACGCGTGTTTTTGGCGTGAATCTGTGGCGGCTCAAAGAACTACTGATTCGTTGAGTGATTGGTTGGATTCAATCATAAGTGAGGATGGTTGGTGCTCGGTACTTAATTCTTGGGATGGACGGTATGAAGAATATAAAATTGCCGGAGAATATATTTGTGTTTGTAGGTCATAAAATATTGAATTATCATGGAATATATGGAACATTCTAATTTTTATGCCATGTGTGATAAAATTAGAAAAAAGAAAGCTAGAGAATTACATTTAGCATTGGAAGCTCATGGTGGCGAATTTGTCTGGATTGATGATGAAAACGATGAGGAAGAATTATATGACCCGCCTATAATCTTGGTCAACCTTAATGACGGACCTATGGATGTCGTGATTCATAAGGTATGGTTGCATGACGGATGCATTGAATTATCGGCTTTTGATAACGAATGGGGCAACCAGGTAGATATTGAATTGGAGGATATTGTTCCTGGACACCTTGCATATCTTATTGAGTACATGCCTGTTACAGACAAGGTGAAATCTGTGGCAATAAATGATGATTAATATGGGGCACAAAAAGAAGATTGATTATTGGAGACACCCGACCAAAAGGGAAATCAAGTTCGGTGAGGGAGCTATTCATTGGTTAACAGTGGATATTGAAAAAGTTCAGAAGCCAGACGGAAGTTTGAAGAAATGGTTTATTCATACAGACGGACTAAGGTACAATCGACCATAGTTAAAGTGATGTCTGTAAAGCAAAGGCTGTTCTAACAAAATAGAGCAGCCTTTTGTGTTAAACAATGGTTAAAGTGGACAACTATTCACACCATATAAAACTATAAAATCTATTCACATTAAAACAGTAATAAATATGCCATTGAAAATTGAGAATATCAAGTTGGCAGGAACCAAATTTGATGGTCGCGCTAAGTTGTCCCTAGAACAACGCCAGGCTATTCAGATTTTGGCCCGTGAAGGATATAGCCAAAGAAGACTGGCCGCTATGTTCAATGTTAGTAAGCGGCTTATACAATCTATACTATCTCCTCCTGTTCGCAAGTACTCTAAACAATATCCAACAGAATATTGGACAGAGTTAAAACGGAAGTATCGAAAAAAGAAAATTGATTTATATAAAAATGGAAAGATCAAGTTTAATAACAAGTTGAAAAATAAATGAAACGCAAGTGTATCAAGTATGTAGCTAACATTGATTTTGGCTATCGTTCAATTACTGATGCAAAGCAACATATAAAAATATTCTTGAAATCGCTTCTTTCGCAAATAGGTTTACACCCAGGAATAGACTATATCGTAACAGCTAATCATTTGCGAATTAGACATGTGAAAAATATTACAGGAAAAATAACCACCACACTTAAAGAGATATTCCCAGTATTCAATTTTTATTGGAAGACTCCAAGGCTATTGGTGTGGTTCTAAAATCAATATTAATAATAATTTACAAGTATGGAAAAGTATTCTATTTCGGTTTTAGGAGCCGACAAGAAACAGTATGAAATCGCAGATTTCAGAGCAAGAGGTATGAATTATACTAATGCTATTGGCATTATCGTAACAACAGAATTTATGAGCCGTATTTTGGCGTTTGACACTTGGCAAGAACAATGGGGAAATACTGATAGGATCTTAACGGAAGAGCAGAATGAATCCGTTGCTATGCAAACTTTCTCCGGACTTGATCTAACCAAACGTATTGTAGAAGCACAAACTGATATTGATGGAATGACTGCCGCCAAACGCTGCTGGAACTATCAAAAAGGTGGCCTCCAGTGGTATTTGCCTTGTTTGATGGAGCTAGGAGTTCTTTGCGCATATCGTGATGAGATAAACAAAGCAATGAAAGAAATTGGATGTCCCGATGAATGTTTGCTTCCTACAGAAGATTCTGATGAAACCTGGGTCTGGAGTAGCAGTGAGGGCAGTCAGAGCGGCAGCTGGATCGTGTACTTTAGTAATGGCGACTTCAACTACGTCGGCAAGTGCTACAGTTACATGGTGAGAGCGGTTGCAGCATTTCAGCCTTCGCCGAGCCTGTTGACAGGCGAGGCAAAAAGTAACGATTGTCTGCATAGTGACGAAGCTCTTATAAACATGTTACGTGAACGTGGTTATAAAGGCGAATTGACTAAGACCTTGACTATTTAATATTATCGCCACCCATATTTGATATGGTATGGGTGGCAAAATATTCTTTAACAGCATGGAAACATTTGAAAAGATTATAGAACAATACACACAAAGCGAAGTGTGTATGGGAGAATTGTTAGCTAATATTTCGGCAGATGGTATGTCTATTGAAGACGCTTTTGAATTGTATATAAAAGCTATGAATTATGCTGAAAAAGATGAATTTTATCAATTAGCTGACAGAGAAGTGAAATTATTAACAGCTAAGAATGAAGATGACAAACAGCCATTAAAACAACTGTTAGATTCGCTAAGCATATCTTGATATAATTGAATATGAATAAATACTATTTTGTAAATATAGGTGCGGAGGTAATATGGCATCCTGTAAATAGTGACGAGAAGAAAGTTATGCAAGTGTGCACCTCTGCTCCTCATCCGGTTGAAAATGACACATTAGTTTCTCTAATTTTTTCTGATAAAAAGGGGAACGTAAAAGTAAAGGCCGTCGAATTAACTCCAAAATTGACTGACTTCAATCAAGGGTACTGGTGTGCACTTCAAGATGCAGTAAGTAATGGTGCCTCTGATACGGTTATTCAGGAAATGCTACGCAGTGCCGGATTTACATACTGGGAATGTTACTGGCATATACAAAATTCTGATTTTCAGTCAGAAAAAATATGGTCGATTATTCGTGGAATGTTTTGCCAAAATCCAGATTATATTGATTGGAATGGTGCTGATTATCCAATAAAAACGGTAGTAATCTTTGAAAATACTCCTGATGAAGAAAAGGTGACTGTATCTATCGAGCGATTAGCGCGACAATTATTAGATGATATGGGTAATTGGAGTACACGAGAAGCAGAATCTGTAGATGAACAGATTTATTTCTATCTGGATGAAGAGACCTTTAACATGCCTGATGAAGATATTGTAGAATACTTGAAAAAACAATGAAATTACTTTATATAGATTTATTTTGTGGTGCCGGTGGAACCAGCACAGGGGTAGAAAAAGCCCGTTTAGAGAACGAACAATGCGCTAAGGTAATAGCATGTGTAAATCATGATAAAAATGCGATTGCAAGTCATGCTGCTAATCATCCGGACGCTCTTCATTTTACAGAAGATATTCGTACACTAAATTTATCTCCTTTAGTTTCCCACCTACAAAAATGCAGAGCTGAATATCCTGAAGCATTGATAGTTTTATGGGCTTCGTTGGAATGTACTAACTTCTCGAAGGCTAAAGGTGGTCAACCACGAGATGCAGATAGTAGAACACTTGCAGAGCACTTGTTTCGGTATATTGAGGCTATTAACCCAGACTATATTCAAATTGAGAATGTAGAAGAGTTTATGTCATGGGGAGATTTGGATGAGTACGGTAAACCTATTAGTCGTGATAAAGGTAAATCTTATTTGAGATGGCTGGATAACGTAAGGTCTTATGGCTACAAATTTGAGCATAAAATATTAAATTCAGCAGACTATGGAGCTTACACTTCTAGGAAGAGATTTTTCGGAATATTTGCGAAAGGGAGTTTACCTATTGTTTTTCCGGAGCAAACCCATTCTAAAAAGCCAGACCAAAAATTAAAGAACTGGAAGGCAGTACGAGATGTGTTAGACTTTGATGATGAAGGAAAAAGTATTTTTGGTCGCAAAACACCTTTAGTAGATTCTTCTTTATTAAGAATTTATGCAGGACTTATTAAGTTTGTAGCAGGTGGAAAAGATGCCTTCATGGTTAAGTATAACTCAATGAGTAAAGCTGGAAAGTACAATGCTCCGGGAGTTGAGGATCCATGTCCAGTAATATCTACTCAAAATCGACTTGGTGTTGCTTGCATAAACCGTTTAAATATTCTAACCGGAAAAGCATTTATTTCTGTTCATTATGGAAATGGATTTTGTAAATCTGTAGATGAACCAGCACCAACTGTAACAACAAAAGACCGATTTTCATTAATTTCTTCTGTGTTTATTGACCAACAATA